CCGGCCGCGGCCTGGGGCAAGGCCTTGCAGCTGCGCGACGGCGGCGCCATCTGGGGCCAGTTTGAATGGACCGAGCGCGGCCGCGCCTCGGTGGCCAACCGCGAATACCGCTACATCAGCCCGGTGTTTATCTACGAAACCGCCACCGGCCGCATCCGGCGCATCAGTTCGGTGGCCCTGACCAACAAACCCAATTTGAAGATCAAAGCCCTGAACCATCAACAATCACCCGATCAAGGAGAACACGCCATGACATGGAAAGAGCTGCTGGCCCTGCTGGGCCTGGCCGAAACGGACACCGAAGCGCAGGCGATCAACGCCGTCAAAAAGCTGCAGGGCGATCTGCAAACGGCCCTCAACCGCGCCGACACGCCCAGCCTCGACAAGTTCGTGCCGCGCGCCGATTACGACGCCGCCGTAGCGCGCGCCACCAACGCCGAGACCGTGCTGCAAACCAAAACCGCCGCCGAGCTGGACAGCGCCATCGACAGCGAAGTGTCCGCCGCCCTGGCCGCGGGCAAGATCACCCCGGCCACCGCCGAATACCACAAGGCCAACTGCCGCGCCGAGGGCGGTCTGGATCGCTTCCGCGCCTTTGTGGCCGCAGCGCCGGTCGTGGGCGATGCCTCGGGCCTGGACGGCAAACGCCCCGCCGAGGGCAGCGCCTTAAATGCCGAGGAGACCCAGGTGATCGCGATGCTGGGCCTGACCGTCGACGAATACAAAAAGTACAACCCGGCGCAGTAGGGCCCCACCGGCCGGGCGGCAAAACAATTCGGGATCCACTTTCATCAAAATTTAAGCAGCAGGAGAAAACCAAATGGCTTTAACAGCAGACAGAGACACCATCAAACGCGCCGGCCAGCTCACCAGCTACCCGGTGGAAGTCGGCGTGCGGATTTTTGCCGGCGCCCTGGTCGTCATCGATCCGGCCACCGGCTTTGCCCGTCCGGCGCGCACCGCCGTTGGCGACATGGCCGTGGGCCGCGCCAGCGAAGAGGCCGACAATACCGCCGGCCTGGCCGGCGCGATCAACGTCACGGTCGAACACGGCACGTTCCGCTACGGCAACCTGGCGGCCGATCTGGTCACCCTGGCCGATGTGGGCGCCGATTGCTTCATCGTCGATGATGAAGATGTCGCGCGCACCAACGGCGGCGCCACGCGCAGCCGCGCCGGCGTCGTCATGGACGTCGACGCCCTGGGCGTGTGGGTCAAAATTCAACCGAGCACATAGCGTGCGCTGCCCTTAGCAGGCCTATCCCCCTTGCATGGACAAGCGCTTACCATCACTTAACCAACCAACAGGAGTGACCCATGATTATCAATAGCGGCAATCTTGCCATTTTGTTCCGCGCTTTCAAGGCCAGTTTCCAGCGCGCCTTTGACGCTGCGCCCTCGCAGTGGGCCAGAATCGCCACGCGCGTGCCTTCGACCACATCGGTCAACGATTACGGCTGGCTGGGCCAGATCCCGGGCATGCGCGAGTGGATCGGCGACCGGTTCATCAACAACCTGAGCCAGCACGACTACAGCATCCGCAACCGCTCGTTTGAAAACACGGTCGGCGTGGATCGCGACAAGATCGATGACGACCAGTACGGCATTTACGCGCCCATGTTCGAAATGCTCGGCCAAACGGCCAGAGAGCATCCGGACATTCTGGTCTTCGGCCTGCTGGCCGCCGGCGGCACCACGTTGTGCTATGACGGCCAGCCCTTTTTCAGCCTGACCCATCCGGTGATCAATGCCGCCGGCGCCGTGGCCAACGTGGCCAACATGATCGCCGGGGCCAACACCGCCTGGTACCTGCTCGACACCCGCCGGCCGCTCAAGCCGCTGATCTTCCAGGACCGCAAGGCGGCCAATTTCGTATCGCTGCAGGACGAAAAAGACGAGAACGTGTTTTTCCGCAAAGAGTACATCTACGGCGTGGACATGCGCTGCAACGTGGGTTTTGGATTCTGGCAGATGGCGTTGCGCAGCCAGGCGGCCTTGGATGCGCCCGGTTTTGCCGCGGCCAAATTGGCCCTGTCCTCGATGACCAAAGACTACGGCCAGCCGCTGGGCGTGCAGCCCAACTTGCTGGTGTGCGGACCGTCCAACGAGGCGGCCGCCAAGGCCGTGCTGAACGCCGAGTACCTGATCGGCGGCGGCTCGAACATCAACTACAAGGCGGTCGATCTGCTGGTCGTACCCTGGCTACCCTAAAAAATAGTCTAAACAGGTATCGGTCACGTGCTCCTCCCCTGGGGCCCTCTGCCAAGGACCCCAGGGGTTTTAACCAACCAACTGAAAGTGAAGGGATAAGAGATCATGCCGATTCGTATCGCCGCCCGACAAGCCGGTTACTGCCGCTGCAACACCGTGTTTGCCACCGCGCCCGCCGTGTACCCTGACGGCCATTTCGACCCGCGCCAGCTTCAGATCCTGAAAGCCGATCCGAACCTGGTGGTCACCAGCGCAGCGCCGGCCACAAAAAACGAAGATGCCGCCGATGCGGCCGCGGATCAGATGCGCAGCGACATCGAGCGCACCATGACGGTCGCCAAACTGCGCGAGGAGCTGGGCAAGATGGATGTGCCGATCCCCGACGGCGCCAAAAAGGCCGACCTGATCGATCTGATCATGGCCGTCACCGCACAAGCACCTGACGAGGCATAGGCCTATGTACGCCACCGAGCAGGACATCATTGACCGCTACAGCGCCGAGCAGCTGCTGATCACCTTCGATCGCGACGCCTCCGGCGCCGTGGATCCGGATGCGGTCGCGCGCGCCCTGGCCGATGCCTCCGACGAAATCGACGGCTATCTGTCCGGGAGATATCGTCTGCCGCTGGCGGTACCGCCGCGCATCCTGACCTTCATGGCCGTGGACATTGCCTTGTACAAAGGCAGCGTCGAAACCACGGTCACCGAGGAGCGGCGCACGCGCTACAAGGATGCGATCGCATTTTTGACGCGCGTGGCCAAAGGCGAAATCCAGCTGTTTTCAGATGACCCCAACGCCCCGCAAGGCGGCAGCGGGGCCAGTTTCAGCGCCGATGGCCGCCTTTTCACGCGCGCTGGCATGGGAGGGCTGCGATGAGCGTCGGCCTGACCTACGATCTGTCCGTCATCGACCGCCTGAGAGATCGCATCGATGCGCTGGCCGATGTCGACCGCCGCCAGCTGCTGGAGGTTGTCGGCGCCACGGTCGAGTCCCAGACGCGCCGGCGCATCGAAGAGGACAAGGCCGCACCGGACGGCAGCGCCTGGCAGGAATGGTCGTCGCGGTACAAAGACAGCCGTCACGGCGGCCACAAGCTGCTCGAAGGCGAAGGCGACCTGCTCGATAGCATCAACTATGTAGTATCCGACGACCAGGTCGAAGTGGGCTCAAATCTGGTCTATGCCGGCATTCACCAGTTTGGATCAAGCGACCCGGTAAAGGTGCCCGCCCATCAGCGCCGTATCAAACAAGCCTTCGGACGAGTTCTCTCTTTCCCGGTATGGGCCAATGTCGGGCCCTACTCTTTTTCGCAAAACATTCCCGAACGTCCCTATCTGGGGACCTCCGCTGACGACGAGGCCGAGCTCGAAGCGGTGGTCGACGACTTTTTGCGCGAGGTGCTGCCGTGATCCTGATCGATTTGCGTGATGCCATTATCGCCGCCATCCAGACCGCAGCCCCGGCGCTCAAAGAAGTCAAGCCGCACGGCGGGCGCTTTTCCCTGGAAGAGCTTAAAAGCGCCGCCGCGCGCAGCCCTTCGGTGCGCGTGGCCTGCCTGGGCCTGTCGCGTATCGAACCGGGGGCCAGCTGCGTGCAGGCCACCGTGAGCTGGGGCGCATTCGTGATTGCCGCAGACCAGATCCAACTGACCCGCGATGCGGCCGTGCTGGGCATTGTGGCCGCATTGGCGCCGATCATCGCCCTTAACAGCTTCGGGCTGGACGATCAGGTCGACAGCGCCCGCGACGTGCGCGGCGACAATCTGTTTTCGCGCGCCATCGATCGACAGGGTGTCGCGATGTGGGCGCTGACCTGGCGCCATACGGTCGACCTGAACCCGGTGGATATTGCCACCTTGGATGACTTTTTACGCGCGGTGGCCACTTGGACCCTCGCTGGTGGATCAGACGGGCCGCAGGACGAGCAATCCCTGCCACTGGAAGATACCGCCGGCGAACCGCTACAGGATGAGGCGCCCTCGCGGCCGCCTGCGCCTACCGATACAATCGAACTTGAAGGAGACACCCTATGACCATTGCCACCTTGTTCCTGAAGCCGGCCGACGGCCGCCAGGTGCGCGACCCGCACACCCGCGCGCCGCTGTCGCCCGACGGCGAAGTTAAACCCGACAACTCGTACTGGCGCCGCCGCCTGCGCGATGGCGACGTGCTGTGCGTCCAGAAAGGCGGTGATGACCGATGATGTCTTTCAACACGATACCGAGCAATCTGCGCGTGCCACTGGCCTATATGGAATTTGACAACACGCGCGCCGTGGTCGGAACCCCGGGCATGCCCTATAAAATTTTGGTCCTGGGACAGATGCTTGCGGCCGGATCAGCCGCCGCTGCCGTGCCGGTGCAGGTGACATCATCCGGCCAGGCCGAGCAGCTTTTCGGCCGCGGCTCGATGTTGGCCGCCATGTTCGCAGTGCTCAAGGCCGGCAACCGGTATACCGAAAGCTGGGCCATCCCCTTGGCCGACGCTGTCGCCGGCGTGGCCGCCACCGGCACCATCACTTTAACCGGCGTGCCTACCTGGGCTGGCGTGCTCAATCTCTACATCGCCGGCAAGCGTGTGCGCATCACTGTAACCGCCGCTCAGGCCTTGGCCGACATCGCCACGGCCCTGGCCGCCGCCATCAACGCCGATACCAGCCTGCCGGTCACGGCCGTCGCCGCCCTGGGGGTAGTGACCCTGACTGCCCGCAACAAGGGCGAGTGCGGCAACGACATCGATGTGCGGGTCAATTACTACCAGGGCGAAGTGCTGCCTACCGGGCTGACCGTCACCATCGTGGCGATGGCCACTGGCGCAGCCAATCCGGACGTTTCAGATGCGATCGCGGCGATGGGCGATGAATGGTATCAGGCCATCATCATGCCCTGGACCGACGGGGCCAACATGACCGCCCTGGAGACCGAACTGGCCGACCGCTTCGCAGGCATGCGTCATATCGACGGAATTGCCTACGCGGCATACCGCGGCACGCACAGCGTCACCGGAACCTACAGCGACACGCGCAATTCTCCGCACGTCACCTGCATGGGCACGGGCATCAGCCCCATGCCGGCCTACCTGTGGGCCGCCGCTTACGGCGCCCAGGCAGCCGCATCCTTTAGCATCGATCCGGCCCGGCCGCTGCAGACCCTGGTCATGCCCGGGATCCTGCCGCCGTCCGAAAGTGTGCGCTGGACCCTGGAAGAGCGCAACCTGCTTTTATTTGACGGCATCGCCACACATTTTGTCGATGACGGCGGCCAGGTGCGCATCGAGCACGAAATCACCATGTACCAAACCAACGCTTTCGGCGTGGAAGACCCCAGTTTTCTGGATGCCACTACGCCGGCGACTCTGATGTACCTGCGTTACGCCTGGCGGGCACGCATGGCCCAGAAGTTTCCCCGCCACAAGCTGGCCGATGACGGCACCAAATTCGGACCCGGCCAGGCCATTGTCACCCCTTCCACTCTGCGCGCCGAGACCATCGCTCTGGCCAGGGAGTGGGAGCAGGCCGGACTGGTGGAAAATCTGGAGCAGTTCAAACAGGATCTGATCGTCGAACGCAATGCCAATGACCGCAACCGCGTCGACTTTTTGGTACCGCCCGATCTGGTCAACCAGTTGCGAATCATGGCCGCCCAGATGCAGTTCATACTGTAATTTCCGGGCACGGTTCGCCGTGCCCCTTATCGACTTTTAGGGGAGCAAACCATCATGGCTAAAAAATTAGGCAAGGCCATCATCAAAGTGGACGGCAAGGTGCTCGAAACCTTACCCGGCGCCAAGTTGGACATCGGCGGCGATGAACGCACCACGGTTGTCGGCGCCAATAGCGTGCAGGGCTATTTCGAAACGCCCAAGCCCAGCAAAACCGAATGCGAGGTCACCGTGGGCAAGGCCACGCGCCTGGCCGAGATGCGCGGTTGGGACAATGTCACTGTCTCGTTTGAATGCGACACCGGCCAGCAATACGTGGTGCAGGGCGCCTGGCTCACCAATACGCCCGAAATGACCGCCAGCGAAGGCGGACGCGTGCCGTTGGTCCTGGAAGGACCCCCAGCCGAGGAGATGATCTAAATGGCCACCGTCAAAGTTGTTTTGAAAACAGGCCTGACGATCGGCGAGGCCGTGCATCTGGAGGCCGAGATCCGCGAGGCCAGCGCCGGCGACCTGATCGAGGCCACCGACGAATCGGAAAAGGTCATCAAAACGCCCGACGGCTATCAGTTGATTGCAAGCCCGACCCTAGTCGGGCTCAATGTGCTGCGCCGCCAGATCGTGCGCGTGGGCGACTACGCGGGCCCGCTGAGCATCGCCGAGCTTAAAAAACTGTCGTCCGCCGATCTGTCTTTGCTGCAGGAATCGGCCGAGCAACTGGAAACGGCCAGCCTGGCGGGACTTGCCGCGCGGGGGTGTGATTAAGCAGGTCGCCAAAGAAGCCGTGGCCAACGGCCTGCTGGTGATGGCCACCCGAACCGGATTTACCTGCACGGAAATACTCGGCCTGCCTTTCAGCCGTTTTATTGCCAACGTGCGGGCCTTTTTACCGAAAGATAGTTAAATGGGCGATTTGAAAACCTCCATCATCCTGGACCTGTCCGGCAACCTGCAAAACAGGGCCCGCCAGATGACCGGCAGCTTGAACCAACTGGGCCGCCAGGGCTCTGCCAGCATGCGACTGCTGGGCAGGGGCGTGGCCCTTGCCGGCAGAGGGTTGGATCGCATGGGCAATCGCTACATGGCCCTGATTACCGGCGCCGCCGGCGTGGGGGCCGCCCGGCAAGTGGCCAACCTGGAAAACCGCTTCACCCGCTTGGGTATTCAGGCCAACCGCAGCACCGAAGATATGGATGCGCTGAAAAAGAAGATCTTCGAGACGGCCAAGGCGCCTGAAATCCGCGTCGATCCTGGCCAGATCACGTCGGCGATCGAGGAGATCATCGAAAAGACAGGTGATTTGAAGTTTGCCGAAGCCAATATCCGCAATATCGGATTGGCCCTGCAGGCCACCGGCGCCGATGGCGCTGCGATCGGCGGCATCTTAGCCGAATTCCAGAAAATGGGCTTAAGCGGCCGCCAGGCTTTTGAGGCGCTGGACATACTGACCGTGCAGGGCAAGGAAGGGGCCTTTACGCTGCAGAATCTGGCCGCTTTAGGCCCGCGCGTGGTCACCGCCTACACGGCGATGGGCCGCACGGGCGTGCCGGCCATCCGCGAAATGGGTGCGGCCCTGCAGGTTATCCGCCAGGGCACCGGATCGTCTGAAATGGCGGCCACCGCATTCGAGGCTTTGCTGCGCACCCTGGGCGATGCGGACAAGTTAAAGTTGCTGCAAAGAGGCGGCATAACTGTTTTTGAGCCCGGATCGACGACGACCATGCGAGCGCTGCCGGCCATCATGGAAGATATCATCAAAAAAACAAACGGCAGCAAGATTGCGCTGTCCAAAGTATTCGACGCCGAGGCCATCCGAGCGTTCAACGCGGCCGCCGGCGAGTTCCAACGCACCGGCAAGGTCGAAAGCCTGCAACGCTTTTATCAGGTTCAGGCCGATGGCAGCACGATCACGCGCGATTCGATTCGCGGGGCAAAGACTTTCAATGCCGCTTTAACAAACCTTTACACCGTTTGGCAGCAGTTCGCCGACAATGAGCTGACCGAGCCGATCAAGCGCCTGACCGAGTACCTTGATGGCCTCAAGCCTGGCACGGTCGAGCGCTGGCTGGAAATGGGCAAGAACATCGCCATGATCACCGGCGGGCTGATCGTTGCCCGCAAGATGTTTACCGGCGGCCAAGCTGTGATGGGCATGTTCGGCAAGGGCGGCAAAGGCGGCGCGGGCGTCCCGGGAATGGGCGGCGCCGGCGTGGTGCCCGTGTATGTCGTCAACAAGCAGATGTCGATGCTCAACGATGGCTCAGGGTTTGGCACCGGCCTGGGCGGCGGCAACCAACCCATCAAAAAAAGCGGCGCTGCGATCGCCGGCGCCGCCAGGAAGGTGGGCACCGCGACCGTGGTCGCTCCGGCCGCATACGCGGTCGGCACGATACTGCAAGAAATCAACGGCGCCATCGTCGATAAGATCACCGGCGGGCGTTACTCGGGCGCCGGCTGGATGGGCGATGCGATGTTCGATTTCACCCACACCGATGATGGCCGCTGGCGCGTGGAGGCCCTGATGGAGGCTCTGTTGAACAAGAAAAACGAACCGGCCGAGTTGAAAATCGCCATCGAAAGCGACGGCCGCCCCCGCGTAACGAGCATGAAGCCGGGCAGCAATCTGGATATGGATGTCGATGCAGGCCGCACAATGGTGACCCCATGACCTGGAAGGAAAAAGTACTGCCCGGCGCGTTTCGCAATGTGCCCTTTGTCATCGAATCAGCCGACGGCGAGATCGGCCGGCGCGTGGCCCTGCACGAATATCCCCAGCGCGACAAGCCCTATGCCGAAGATATGGGCCGCAAAAGCCGGCGCTATTCATTGGATATCTTCGTTCTGGGCGCCGATTACATGACTCAGCGCGATCGGATGATCGGCGCGCTGGAAGCACCCGGACCTGGGATCCTGGACCATCCCTACCTGGGGCCGATGACAGTCACGGTTTTAGAGGCGCGCGGCCCGCGCGAAAGCACCCGCGAAGGGGGCATGGCGCGCTTTTCGGTGACTTTTGTCGAGTCCGGAGAGGCCGTATTTCCCAGCGCGGCTACCGACACGGCCGCGATCGTCGCCGGCAAGGCCGATCTTTCGGCCGAAATGATCAAGGCTCAGTTCGCGCGTAGCTTTGATGCCACCGGTCGGCCGGAATTTATCGCCGTCGCTGCCCAAACCCTGGTCGGTCAGGTCGCCGACAAACTGGATGCCGTGCGCAAACTGGCCCCCGGCGTGCCGGCTCAAATCGATGCCTTTGTGGTCGATTTGCAAAAAATATCGGCCACGGTTGAATCCTTGATTCGCACCCCGGCCGATCTGGGCGCGCAAATATACGGCCTGATCGCCGATGTGGCCCTGCTGCCCGATCGCCCCTCGCGCGCCATCGCCGCCTACCGTCAGTTGTGGGACGCGCTGTCCGGATCACCGGCCATTGCGCGCACGACCGCAAGCCGCACCCGCCAGGCAGACAATCAGCAGGCCATTACCGACTTGGTGCGGCGTGCGGCCACCGTTGAGGCCGTGCGCACCGCATCGACGCTGACGTTCGACAGTGCCGACGATGCCACAGCCCTGCGCGATGAACTGGCCGATCGCCTGGACGTTGCCTCCGACACGGCCGACGATGACACCTACCGCGTGCTGACCGATTTGCGCGCGGCCCTGGTGCGCGACATGGCCGCGCGTGGCGCCAATCTGGCGCGCGTGGTGCGTTTTACGCCCACGGCGACGCTTCCGGCCCTGGTGCTGGCGCACAGGCTGTATGACGATCCTGGCCGCGCTGACGAAATCGTGACCCGCAACCGCATCCGCCACCCCGGCGAGATCACCGGCGGCAGCGGCCTGGAGGTGCTGACCGATGCCTGATGTGCGCCTGACAGTAAATGATGCGGTATATGGCGGCTGGCAAGAAGTTCTGATCCGGCGCGGCATCGAGCAGGTCGCCGGCACGTTTGAGCTGACCGTGACCAACCGCTGGGCCGGGCAAAGCCGCATGTGGCCGATCAGACATGGCGAGCAGTGCACCCTGACGGCCGACGGCGCCGTGCTGATCAAGGGCTACGTCGATGATGTGCTGCCGATGTTCGATGCCAACCAGCACGCGGTAACGGTCGTGGGCCGCGATAAAACAGGTGATCTGGTTGATTGCAGCGCCATTGTGCAAAGCGGCGAGTGGCGCAACCGCACCTTGTTGCAGGTGGCACAGGACATCGCCCGGCCGTTTGATATCTCCGTACGCGCCGAGACAGCAGTCGGTCCGGCCTTTAAAAGCGCGGCGCTCCAGGAAGGCGAAACGGCCTTTGAAGCCCTGGAACGCGCGGCCCGCATGCGTGGCGTTTTACTTCTTTCCGATGCGCACGGCGACCTGGTCATCGCCCGCGCCGGCGCGCAACGCATCAAAACGGCCCTGGTGCAAGGCGATAATGTCAAGGGCGGCCGCGGCACGTTCTCGATGCGCAACCGCTACCGGGACTATATCTGCAAGGGACAAAACGTAGGTTTTGACACCAGCACCCCCGAGCACAATGCCGGGCCCCAGGGCAAGGCCGCGGACGCAGGCGTGACGCGCTACCGTCCGCTGGTGATCATCGCCGAGGATATCGGCGATACCCAGGGTCTCAAAGAGCGCGCCGTGTGGGAGGCCGCCGTGCGCATGGGCCGCAGCGCCCGGCCGGTCCTCACAGTGCAGGGCTGGCAGCATGCCGATGGGTTGTGGCTGCCCAACTTTATCGTGCCCGTGCGTTGTCCGTATCTGTATCTGGATCAGGACATGCTGATTGTGTCGGTCACCTATACGATCAACGAGCGCGGCACGCAGGCCGAGATCGAGCTGTGCCGGCCGGAGGCCTTCAAACTGCTGCCGGTGCCCGAAAAAGAGGGAGGGTTCGGATTTTGAGCATGACCCGTCTGATATCCAAGGTCACCGCGCCCATTACGCGCCGCGTGCGCCTTCTTGCTCGCCGGGCGGTGGTCAAGCTGGTCTACGATGACCCCAAAATGCAGGATCTGCAGCTGGCCATCTTTGCCGGCGAGGTGCGTGACCGCGTGGAACGCTTCCAGGACTATGGTTTCACTTCTCACCCGCACACGGGCGCCGAGGCCATCGTGCTGGCCCTGGGCGGCAGTTCCGATCATTCGGTGGCCATCAAGGTCGATGATCGCCGCTACCGTCTGACCGCCCTGGCTGCCGGTGAAGTCGCCCTCTATACCGATGAGGGAGACACGATCGTGTTCAAGCGCGGCAAAATCATCGATATCAGCACTGACACGCTGCGCATCAACGCGGCCACGCTATGCGAGATCAACACGGCCAACATGCAGATCAACGCCAGCGCCGGCGTAACGGCCGCCACGCCGCAACTACTGGCCACCGGCGACATCAAGGACCGTTCGGCCAGCGGCGGTGCCACGATGGCCAATGCGCGCACGGTCTTTAACGGACACGACCATCCGGGTGACTCGGGCGGCACGACCGGCACCCCCAACCAGCAGATGTGATTCATGGGCGATTTGGCACTGACATACAGTAACGGCAGTATCGATCTGGACCTGGGCGACGGCGGTACGGCAATTGACAACACGCTGCGCACGGCCGCGATCATCAGCTTGTTTTCCGACCGGCGCGCCGAACCAGATGACCCGCTGCCCGATAGCGGCGACGACCGGCGCGGCTGGTGGGGCGATATCTACCCCGAAGCCGAGGGCGATCGCATCGGCTCGCGTCTGTGGCTTTTGGCGCGCGAAAAGCAGATGCCGCAAGTGTTACGCCGTGCCGAAACGTACGCCCGGCAAGCGTTGCAGTGGCTGATAGAAGACAATGTGGCCAGCGCCGTGACCGTGACCGCAAGTTTCGTTCAAAGCGGCGCGTTGAGCCTGCACATCCGCATCGCCACGACCTACGAGAACGCGATGGCGCTGACGGTTTTGGTGCCCGCGCAGGGTTCCGAACTCATTGACGAGGCTGGCGGCATCATCCTCGACGAATCCGGCGCCGCGTTGCTGGAGTGACCCAGGAGGAAAAGTAAATGGCATTTGACCGCCCTGACCTAAAAACACTGATTGCGCGAACCACCACCGATATCGACAGCCGCTTTGCGGGTACCTACAACACGTTGCGCCGCCGGGCGACGGCCGTGTTCGCCCGCGTATTAGCCGGCCTGGCTCATGGACTGTACGGTTACATCGACTGGACATCGCGCCAGATCCTGCCCGACACGCAAGACGAGGAGGCGCTGCTGCGATTCGGCGCCATGCTCGGGGTCACCCGCAAGGGGCAGGCCCGCGCGGCCGGAACCATCACATTCAGCGGCGTCGACGGCCAGATCATCTCATCTGGCACCGTGCTGCAGCGCTCTGACGGCATCGAGTATGCTACCGGCGCAGATGTCACCATCGTCGCCGGGACCGCCTCGGTGACGGTCACGGCCGCAGAGGCCGGGGTTATCGCCAACACGGACGCCGGCACGTCCCTGGCGCTGGTGTCGCCTATCGACGGCGTCAATCTGCAATCTGCGGTCGCTGCCGGCGGCTTGACGGGCGGTCTGGATATCGAGTCGCTCGACGCCTATCGCCAGCGTGTGCTTACGCGCACCGGAACCAACATTACCGGCGCCAACGCGGCCGTATACCGCCAGTGGGCCACAGAGGTCAGCGCCGTCACGCGCGCCTGGGTCTACGAGCAGACTCCGGCCGCCGGATCCGTGACCGTGCTGTTCGTGTGCGATGACTTGCCTGTCATTATCCCGGATGCGGCCAAAATCACCGAGGTGGCCGACTATTTGGAAGAACACTTCGACCCGCTCACGGGGTATCTTATCGGCCGTCCGGTCAACGCCACCTTGATTGTCGCAGCTCCAGCCGCTCAAGCCATTGATTTCACGATTCTGCCCAGCCCCAATACCGCAGCCGTGCGCGCCGCCATTGCCGCCGAGTTGGCCGACATGCTGCGCCGCGACAGCGTGCCGGGCGGAACGATCCTGCTTTCACACATCCGCGAGGCCATCAGCATTTCAGCCGGCGAAAACGACTACACGCTCACTGCGCCAGCGGCCAACGTCGTTTGCTCGGACGGCACGATCGCCACGATGGGAGTCATCACATGGGCCTGATCCTGACCGAGCGCTACGTCGCGCAGTTAAAGGCGTTGCTGCCGCTGGGCAGTGCCTGGACACGCGATATAGGCAGTAATTTGCACCGTTTCCTGGAAGGCGTGGCGGTCGAGGCCGCGCGCATCCACGATCGCGCAGACGACCTGCGCGCCGAAATGGATCCGGGCCGCTGCACCGAGTTGCTCACTGAATGGGAGGCCGTGTGGGGCCTGCCATCGGCCTGCACCGGGCCGCTGGCCACCCTGGGCGCGCGCCGTGCG